GAAGACGTAAAGCAGCAACAGGCAAGAACGGAATACCTGGAACGTCTTTACCAAGCAGACCTGCGATATATGCGGGAACACCCCTTTCATGGACGCTTCTGCGGTCTATACGAGCTGTATAAAAACCATGGAACGTATGGCCGAACACAGAATCCCTGAACCCGTCATTACCAATACAGATGACGGCATGGTGCGTATATCAGTTGGCGATGAATTTGGCTGGGTAAGCTCACACCATCTAGTCCCACCAAAAGTCAATCAGCTAACGCAAACATGGCTAATGAAGCACAAGCCAAGCTGAGTAAGTTACGAAAAAGTGCCCTGGTTCGTGATGACTCTGGAACCGATTTCAACTGGCGCGTTTATCGGGACAACACTGGCGGCGTGTTTCATAGCGTCACCCACATACTGGGCGCTACGGCACCGGATCACCAAAAGCAAGCACTGGAACGTTGGCTGGCTCGTCCAGGTAGCGAACAAGATCGGGAAACCGCTGCAACACGAGGCACCCTTGCCCACAACCACGCCGAATACATCCTCAAAACCGGCGCACAACTAGCCCGCAAAGCAGCCAACAAACGCAACGTCTGGAAAACCCATTCAGACGGCTTGGAACGTTGCCCTGGATCGATTACCGCTTGGGGTATTGAAAGAGCCATTCAAGGTGCTCCTAGAGTCCCCTGGAGCGCAGCAGGCTATGCAAGAGGACTACGCGGCTGGATCGGTAAGAACGTAACCGCCATTCATGCCGTCGAATTTTCCATTCACCATTCAGCCGGTTTTGCTGGTACGTGCGATGCCCTGCTGGACATTCAAGGCAAGGGACCAATGCTTATCGACTGGAAAACCAGTCAACGCGAAAGAAGCGAAGAGATGCTTACCAACTACATCGACCAATTAGGCGCATACAGTTTGGGTCTCAAGAGTCTCACAGGCATAAAGGCGGCTGGAGCGTATGTGGTGGTGGCACGTAGAACTGGAGCCCCGCAGCTACGAGAACTAAGTGAACTCGAATTGCGAGGCGCAGAATCTAGATTCCTGGAACGTTGTGAGGTGTACTTCGACGGCCTGGCTGCTTAACTTTATTTTTTCGGCAGTGGCCCAAAGCCTTCAAGGCGCTTTAAGGCGGCTGGATCGCCTTCTTTAGCCTTACCTAAAAAAGCCTTTCTCAAGTCCCAATACTGCTCTTTATTCAGCCAAACAGTTACGCCATTTTCTGAGAAGTAGTAAGGGAATTCGCGGGAAGGCGGCTTTAGTTTGGAAAGCCGCAACCTAGGAATAAAGGAGGTGGTTCGTTTGTGTACTTCTGGGGCGTGCTTATTAAAAGCTTGGATTTTCTTTTTAATATGGAGTAATCGGTAATAACGGGGAGTTGTGTCCCAACCTAGTTCTTCAAGTAAATCCAGCTCCCAGTTGATTGAGTCAATCAAGAGAGGGTAATCATCAACTTTGAGATCAAAAGACATGGTTTTGGGTGGTTCGTGTGTTTAGTGTTGGGTCTCAGGAGTCTCAGCCTCAGACGTAACCGTTGTTGGCTGATCCCTGGATCGTTAGCGCATAGCCTTGCCATTTTTTAGCTTTGTCGATCGCACCGACAAGCTTTGTCATGGCTGGTACGTCACCATTAGCGGCTGCGATGTTGAACTGGTGCTGAAGCATCCCGAGAACGCCAATCAGGTCGGGCTCTGAGGTTTCCTCAGTGCTTGGTCCGTCATCGGATGCGTCGATGGTGGCTTGCACTTTGGCGATGTCTGAATAAGCAGTGGAACGACTCAGGCCAAAGCGGGCGCTGACCATGGTCGCCACTGTTGAGTGGCTAGCACCAGTCTCCAGCCATCCACGGATGACGGAGTGACGCTGCTCGATCTCCTGGGACGTTGCCATTAGTTGGCTGCGGTGGATTTGATGCCGCAGAGATCAACCACAAGTTGCTTGTAAATCTCGCGGGCGTTTTCGCCTAAGTCTTTGGGGTCTGCCAGTGCAGGACTGGGACGGAAGCGCATCCTTTCAAGTTGCGCAAATTTTGCGTAAATGCTGCTGCCCATGCCGCCGTGCCAAAGCATGGCGAACATGAAGTGAGCCTCGCAAATGTCGAAGCGGTCGAAGTGTGCCATGAGGATGGTGGCTGACTCGTTTCTACCCTATCACAACAGAACAGGAAAAACCGGAATTCTCGGACAAGTCGGAATTCTCGGACACCGCTTGACAACTGCCTGGAACGTGGGTCATATTGGTGGAACGCCACACCTACAGGCTATGACAACAGAAACACAGGCCAACCACGCCGAAGCCAACGCTAACGGCCATGCTCAGACCATTGAAGCCCTCTATGAGCTGTCTTGCTGGGATTTTCGCACTGGTGAGCTTCCGCAGGCTTTGACTGGTGCGGCTGCCGATTTGCTCAGCGATATTGGCTGGGACGCTGAAACCGGCACGCCAGACAGCCTGCAGGAGGCAGTCACTCAATACGCTCAGGAGATGCCGCTTAGCGTAACGGTGCGTTCTGATTGGCACTTCCCCGGTGAATCTGACGAACCCGCAGAGTTTCAGATTCAGATGTCCTGGGGCGGCCCTTCCTGCCGCATCATTGGCGTGCTGGATCGTGGGTCGGTTGCTTGGCAGTCAGGCTGTCGTCCAGTCATGCAACATCAGGACTGGTTCAAGCCGTGGACTGAAATAAGCTATGACATCAACACCGATGCTTTGCTCTGGTTCTGTGAGCAGTTCTACTACGGGGAATAAAAAGCCCCCGTAGGGGCTCAGGCGTCTGGGTGGATCGTTAGCTTGAGTTCCGCCAGTTGTCTGCCGGTTGAGGCATAAGGGCGGATCCAGTCACCAGTCAGCCGCCAGCAGTGAAAATCTGCTGACCAGTAAAGGCAGTCAGGATCCTTACCCACTGCCCTTAGCTGCGCTGGCGTTACGGGTGGAACGTATGGGTTCCGGTAGTTGTGCTTGTACTCAGTCATTGATTTTGCAGGTGAAAAAGGGAGCCCCGAAGGGCTCATAAGTTGGCATAACGGGGATGACACGGCTCATCGGGATAGAGAAATTCCATTCCGATGATTTCTGCCTCCTTGACGCAGATCCCTAAGACAGCCTTGCGGCGTGCTAGGACTTCCCTGCGGCTGTCCTCGTGCCACAACGTCCTAAGAAGGTCGTCGCAACGTTCGAGGTCAGCAACGCAGACAGCGATTTTTTGCTGGGGCGTTAATGTCATGCCAACTCCTGAATCATTTCATCCAGCTCGGGGTAATTAACAAAAACGTTGTTAAAGTACACGCCGTCAGGAGTTTGAGGAAGAATGATCCCGTCAGTGATATAAGTGAGAAACTCAGCGTAATCACTGCAACCGCATCCGATTGAATACAGGTTGAAATCATTCTGGATCCAGAGAGCAACATTCCAGGTCTCGTAATTAGACCAGCCGTTGTAAGTTTCAGCAACCATGATTTAAAAGAAGAAAGTGTTAGCCAGGATGTGAAGTCCTGGCTCGTTTGATTAAGAGATGCGCGACGTTATCCATGTATGGATGTTGTCAGCAACTTCTTCACATTCAGCATCAGAGCGAAACTCTGATTCCATCCTGACGATGACGCAAAGGGACTCATACAGTTCCTCATCATCGAAAGTACCGGCGGATACCCGCTCCTGTACTTGAGGAAGTACGGAGCGGATAACTGCGGCTTGAGAGATGTCAGCCATGTTCAGAGGAAACTAGGGAGTTCAGGAGCCAAGCCTTGAGCTTTGTAGCGGTGGAGCGGATCAACCCGTTGCATGATTGCCGCGAGTCGTTCCGCCTCATGCTTAGCCAGTGGCCGCAGGGATCCCCTTACGGGGACCCAGCCACTAGTGATGCCCTGGTATTGGGTCACTATGTGTCTCACTTTGCAGTCTCCTCGCTCTTTGGGGAGAGCTTGGTGATTGCTTCAGTGAGAGACTCCTGCATCCTGCGTAGTGCCTTGAGTATCTCGCCGCGTTCGCTCTCATCGTGAGAGCAGGCGTGAATATCAAGCCACCAACGCAACTCCTTAGCAACTTGTACACGGGATAGACCCGTAACCGTTACGTTATCGCGCGAAACAGTATCAGTGACGCTTAGGCCATGGCTTGATAGGCTCAGGCTGGCGTTGCTGACGTCATGCGAGATCGTGTGAGTCGTTTTCATGATTGAGTAGAGATCAGAATGAACTAGGTTGAGAGGTAAGCGAAGCGCTACGGCGACTTGATGCCCGCAGTCCGGAAGTTTCACCAGCGCAGCCTGAAGGCATCGGTGGATCGACTCCCATCAGCAGGAGTCGCCGTAGCGGCTCCGCCTCTCCCTATGCGGTTTTCAAGGTGCGCCGAAGGTGAGCTGGTTTGCTTCGCTTCGGTACCCCAATTGTAATACAGAAGCCCGCTGCTGTGAACCTCCAAACCCCCTTTGTTGTGCCAATTTAATCATTGGCTAAACTGACCAGTCATGCGCGACTTATCAGCCTGGCTTATGGGTCAGGTAGGGGTGCAGTTGCGATTGATTCTCAATAGCAGCAAGGTGGGGGGAACCTACTGAAACATCATCAAAAATCACTAGTGTACTACCCTATATTATACTGTAGTAGGCGGGCAGGGGTCAAGTTTGCCTGGGACGTAAACCGCTAGGCAAAAATAATACAAGTGCGCTAGTTTTCACTCAAGTTGATAAAGTGAAAACGGAATGCAACAAATTATGGCGGAAGACACCGCTAATAAATACGACAGCGGCTTTGAAGACGAAGCAGAAAAGCAGGATGAAATAAAAAGGCAGCGACCATTCGGCCCAAAAAGCACCAAAGAAGCCCAACAAGCCCGCATCCAACGCCTCTACAAACGCCAACTCGAAGGTTTACCCGTCCGCCAACTCGTACTAGAACACGCCGCCAAAGAACAAATCGGCATCGCCACTGCCTGGCGCGACTGGAAAGGCGTCTACGAACTCGTTGCCGAAGATTTCGAGCGCGAACGCACCAAAATGGCAGGCCGCATCTTCATGCAACGCCAACGCCTTTTCAATGCCGCCATGAAACGCGGCCAAATGCAAACCGCCGCCAACGTCCTCGACTCCCTGGCACGTCAAGTCGGCTGCGATATGCCCGAACAGACCAGCTCCCTGCCCGAAATCCGCGTCACCGTCGAACCACCCAACGAAATTGCTGGATCGGACGCCGCCCAACTACCCCAAGCCGAAATTATCGACGTAGAAAATGAGCACAACGATTGACATCAGCCTCAAAAAGGCCCAATCCGAAGTTTTTTACAGCAAAAAACGCTTCCGCGTCCTCGTTGCAGGCCGCCGCTTCGGCAAAAGCTACCTGGCCTGCATCGAACTCTTTACCAAGGCCCTGGCACGTCCCGGCGAAACCTTCTTTTACTGCGCCCCCACCTACCGCATGGCGAAAGACATCGCCTGGAAGGTGCTCAAAAAGATCGTCCCACCGCAATACATCCGCAGCAAAAACGAAACCGACCTCAAGCTCGAACTCATCAACGAATCGACCATCGAACTCAAAGGCACGGAAAACGCCATGGCCCTCCGTGGCCGCAGCCTCTCTGGTGTAGTACTCGACGAGGCGGCTTTTATGGACTCCGAGGTCTGGTTCGAAGTCATCCGTCCCGCTCTTGCCGACAAACAAGGCTGGGCACTCTTCATCAGCACACCGGATGGAACGGCAAGCTGGTTTTATGACATGTGGTGTTATGTCCCAGAAGACAAAACCGGCGACTGGCAGCGATGGTGCTACACAACCATCCAAGGCGGCAACGTCCCACCCGAAGAAGTCGCCGCAGCCCGCGCTCAACTTGATTCGCGCACGTTCCGCCAGGAATTCGAAGCGTCGTTCGAGAACCTCAGCGGCCTAGTTGCCATAAGTTTTGCTGATGACAACATCTCCAAAGATGTAAAAGACTTACCAGTCCTTCCCCTACTGCTTGGCGTTGACTTTAACGTTGACCCCATGACCGGCATCTGCGCCGTCAAAAAAGGCGACGTGCTCTGGATTTTCGACGAAATCATCATGACCGGCGGCGCAACCACCTGGGATTTCTGCGAAGAGGTCCAAAACCGCTACGGCGTGGATCGTCGCATCATCAGCTGCCCCGACCCCACTGGCGGAGCCCGCAAAACCCAAGGCGTCGGCACCACCGACCACAGCATCCTCCGCAAATCCGGCTTCACCGTCTCCACCCCCCGCGCCCCCTGGAAAATCCGCGACAAAATCACCTGCGTCAACACCGCCCTTCTCGATGCGACTGGAACGCGCCGCATGTTCATCCACCCCCGCTGTAAAGAACTAATCAAGGCACTCCGCACCCTGACCTACGCTCCTGGAACGGGTCTCCCCAACAAAAATTTGGGTGTTGACCACGCATTTGACGCCCTCGGCTATTTATGCCTGCAAGTATTCAACCTGGCGAAACCGGAAACCATGGGAAGCACCAACTATCGAGTCTGGTAATCACCCCACAACTCGAAGAAGCCCTCGGCCTGCTCTACCGAGGCCAAACAAACGTCGCCAAAAAAGCCAAAGAACTCGACATCCCCCTAGCCCTATTGAAAACCTTTCTCAATAAGCACATCACCCAAATCCCCACATGCGACGATGCCTGGAACGCCGACATCGAGCTAGGTTGGCCTTATATCACCTGATGTGTTTCTAATGCCCGGACACTACGGCCACAGCGGTAAGAAAAAGCCCAAAGGTAAGGGCACCAAGAAGAAGTAAAATAGGGCTAAGAGTCGCCAGATTCATGCCTAAAAAACGCGGCCTATACGCAAACATTCAAGCAAAGCGCAAACGCATTGCTGCAGGATCTGGCGAAAAGATGCGAAAGCCTGGAACGAAAGGCGCACCAACCGCCGCCAACTTCAAAGCAGCAGCCAAAACCGCCAAAAAGCGCAAACCCAAGCGTAAAAAGTAAGAAACGGTATGCTTTAAGAAAGAAGTAGCGCGTACCGTGCAATGGCACTTTTTGCCTTTCACTCCCATCCGCTTACAGCACTAACGGCGGTAGGCGTTACCCCAGCGGTAGAGGTCAAAGCAACTGACCTCACCTTCCAAGTCACGGTATCCGGCATCGGTACAAACGTAGTTATCCGCCTCGAAGGCAGCGTCGATGGCACGTCTTACATGAATCTTGCGGAAGACGAGTCCGATTACACGATTACTGCTGACGGAACTACTGGATACGTGCTTTACGCTCCAGTGAATTTTGTAAGGCTGCGCCTCGTAAGTTTCTCAGGCGGTAGCCCTTCTGTGGCTACAGTCATCGGAGGCAAGTGAGGTAAGTCATGAAATCTCTTAGCCCTAACAAACTCGCTAGTGCCAGCGGCGGCGGCGCAGCCCAGGCTGAAGTTTCTGGAACGACAGTTTCTATTGCAGATGCAGCCTCAGCTGATCTAACCATCACCAACACCGGCAAAGCAGGGCAACTACTTTCTATCGAGACCGACGCTGCAGCTTGGGTAACGGTTTACGCAAGTCAAGCTACCCGCACGGCAGACGCTTCTAGGACAGAAACTACCGACCCGACTGCAGGTTCTGGAGTTCTTGCCGAAGTAATCACTACAGGCGCTCAAACAGTGCTTTTAACGCCTGGCGCAACATATTTTAACGCTGAATCCACCCCTACCGGCAACCTTTACTTAAAGGTCGTCAACAAATCTGGTGCATCAGCTGCAATTACAGCAACGTTATCTGTTGTTCCAGTACAGGTATAATTTTAGGTAACAGCTGCTTGGTCCAGCTAGTCCACCCTGCACTGCTCCAAAGCTCTTAAGCAATGGCCTACACCAAAGTCAGCTCGATCGTAACCAACAACAGCCAGACAGATACTGTTAACGGGAACGCTGTTGGTTGGAAGTATTTTTATGAAACGTTTCTTCCCACCGTTGGCTGGACTGTAACTCTTTGTGCAGACAACAGTGCAAGTCCGCCAAGTGCTTACAACCACAACCACTGGTATTTCCTCAAAAAAACACTAACATTTACTGACGGCACGACAGATACTATTGCGCTTGTATATAAATTCGAGCCAGGTGGACAAGATCTGCACGTTTACTCTTGGGACGGTGTATTAGCCACAAACGATAGTGGCGATGCTCAATACGGTCGAGGCAATACTGATCATCTTAATGACACAACCAACTATATTGTGCAAACTTTCAATCCCAGCACATACGATATTTGGAAAGATGATGATAATGATTCTTGGTTTTGGGTAAAAAATGGACGTTTTATCGGTTGCTGGTTTCCTAATGGCGGTTGGGTTCGCCAAGACTTTGACTACACACCAGGCACTGATTATTTAACAAAGCACGCTGTTCCGTTACCAGGTTTCGACGAAATCGGAAGGATGGCACGGCACTATAACGCTAACGGTCAAATCGAATCGCATTACCCTTATGACCTACCTAATGAGAAAAAATTCTCTAATTATACTTATTTAAGTGTAAACAATTACGCTATATGGCGTGGAACCAGCAGTAACATTATTATAAGACCAAGTAGGGTAGGATTTAACCCAAACAGTTCAATTTACACAAAAACATATAAATCAGGCTCCAACTACTATTTTGGTATGACTGACAGTGTAGGTCAACTAGGCCTTCACTTCAATGTAGGCACTACCGATCCGGGGTATCGTAGATGAAATCATATAGTTAGCCTTTCCATTCTTCGCAGTCTCGTTCCCTTTGCTTCAGTCCCATGGCCTACACCAAAGTTTCCACAATCACCACTACCGGTGATCAATACAACTCCACCAATGGGAATCCCAGTGCGTGGAGATACTTTTTTGAGACATTTTTGCCTACTGTCGGTTGGACAGTAACGCTCACTGACAGCAACAGCGCAAACTCACCGGCAGGTACACACAGCGATCACCACTATTTCCTTAAAAAAACCCTGACATTTACAGATAACACGACCGATACTATTTCTTTTGTTTGTGTAGCTCAACTTGGGCAGGGTGATATTCACTATCACTCATGGGACGGCGTGAAACCTACAAATGATTCATCAGATCCAGAATACGGACGGGGAAGCCAAGAAATGCACAACGACCAAAGCAATAACATTATTCATGGCGGCGCCGGAACTTATGATATTTGGAAAGATGAGAACAGTGATTCTTGGGTGTGGCTAAAAGAGGGTAAGTTTATTGGCTGCTGGCTTCCTAACGGTGGTTGGATTCGTCAGGACTTTACATACACACCAGGCACAGAAGCTGTTTCAAACCACGCCCACCTGCTCCCTGCTTGGGATCAAGCCAGCTTTATGTGTCATTACAGCAGTAGCAACGCTGGCCTGCAGACTGCTTTGCCTATTGACGAAGTAAACGAGGATAAATTAACCAATTACATTTCTTTGAGCACTAATAATTATGGTGTTTGGTTAGGGACAAGCAACGACATCTTGATGCGAGCCAGCAGAATGGACTGTAGCCCAGAAATAGCGACTGGAGGTGAACTTCTGCAGGTAGGTTCTTCTGCTCCTTATGATTACTATTACGGCATGACTGACAGCAATGGATTCAAAGGTGTTTATTTTAACTTTGGTACTACCGATCCTGGGTATTGATCATGGCTGCTGTTCCTTACACTGATGCAATCATCGCGTCAAGCAATTACCGTCCTCTATCGGATGTGAATACACTTGCTTACGCGGTTTACCCCGGAACTTTAATCCCCACGAGCGAATACGCTCCTCTTCCCTCCACGCCTACTTCACCTTCACTGCCAACTCCTGAGACGTTGACACCTTCAGAGGTGACTGGGGTTAGTGGTGGCGGTTCAGCTCGACCAGCATCTGGCATGGTTTACCCGCGTAAAACAGGTTAAAAGGCGCAATGGGCACTCGAATCGTTCCCGGTTACTGCAAACACATCGAAGTTGATGCAGACAACCACAGCACCGTCGCAACCTTTACTTTCATGACCCCCAACGATGTCGAAGACTTCGCTGGTTTGATGGTGCGTCTAGCATCAGGCATAGAAGTCATGATTTCGGTAGAGGATGATGGCGATTAAATGAAGTGGTAAGTATCTGTCAAAATGAGAATAAAGTAGGCAACTGACCGTGGTTTACAGCGCAAACATCCCACCCACTGGCGCTTCGGTCAGCGAGTCGCCTTTCGTGCGTGACTTAGAAGTCATCGCAATGATGGAAGACTGGCAGGTCATGGCTGCCGTCACCCGTGGCACTAACTACATCCGCGATCTAAGCGAGCAATTTCTACCGCAAGAACCGAGGGAAGACGACGACGCCTACCAAACCCGCATTGACCGCAGCGTCCTTTCTCCTTACACCAGCCGCCTAATTGAAAGTGCCGCTGGAGCAATTCTCCGCAAACCGATCCACATCGAAGGCGATGACTACTGGCTCGAACTAAGCGAGAATATCGACGGCATCGGTTCAAACATCAACGAATATGCGCGTCGTGCCTTGGTTAGCAGCCTTTCCTACGGCCATAGCGCAATTCTTGTGGACTACCCCGCCGCAACCGGGGCACGCAATTTGGCGGAAGAGCGTGCGATGGGCCGTCGCCCGTATTTTGTGCATGTTGACGCAGCACAAATTTGGGGATGGCGGCAGGCTGACTACACGATGCCCGGCAGCCCGCTCACCCAAATCCGAATTCACGAGTACGCCACCCGTCCTCTAAACGATTTTGGTGAAGAGCAAGTCGAGCAAATGCGGGTCATTTACCCAGGCCGCTATGACTTGTACACGCTGGGCGAAGACGTTGTCGAATTCTCCCAAACCGGGGGCTTCAGCCTGGACGAAATTCCAGTGGTGCCCATTTACAGCAACCGCCGGGGCATGTTGCGCTCTCAACCGCCACTGCTCGACATCGCCAACCTCAACATCACGCACTATCAACGCCAAGCCGACCTAATTCACGCGCTCCACATCGCCGCCATGCCAACACTTGTGCTAGAGGGCTGGGACGACACGCTTGGATCGGCAACGATGGGCGTTAATTACGCGATTGCGATGACGCCTGGCAATAAGGCGTATTACGTGCAAGCGGACGCCACAAGTTTCGACGCACAGATGCAAGAGCTGCAGTCACTTGAACAACAGATGTCCACGCTGGGTGTTACTAAGTTGCTGGGCCAAAAGTTTGTTGCTGAATCTGCTGAGGCCAAGCGCATTGACCAAGCACAAGGCAACTCAGTGTTGTCAATCATCAGCCAAGAACTGGAAAGTGCGCTGAATCAGGCGTACCAACTTGCTGCCCGGTACGTGGGAATCGAACCACCCAAAGTTCGCATCGACCGCGACTTCGACTACTACCGCCTGATCGGCCAAGATATTGCGGTGTTGTCTGACCTCAACAGCAATGGCAAGATCAGCGACGAGATGCTGCTGGAAGTATTGCGCCGTGGCGAAATTCTGCCCGACGACACCAACATCCAACAAGAGGCAGCAAAGATTACCGCACCAGAACCGTCTGTTGTAGTTAATGAGAACCCTGTAGAATAGTATTGCTTTAATACAAAAGTCTCGTGTCTGAAGAAACGCAAGCAAGTCCTTCTGTGGAGGATGCGACTGCACAGCCTGTGGCTGACCTTACCAATCTCCAAAGCCAGCTCGACGCACTCAAAGCAAAAAACGCCGAGCTAATTAGCGAACGCCGCAAAGACAAGGAAAACCGCGACAAGCTCCAGCAACAACTGAGCGACATTGAGTCCGCAAAGAAACAAGCGGAAGAAGCACGCCTGGCCGAATCCGGCGAATACAAAACGCTGTGGGACGACGCTCAAACCACAATCTCCTCGCTAAAGGCAAGTCTGGCCGAAAAAGAAGCCGAGGTTGAGCAAATTAAGCAGGGGTATTCCAAAGAACAACTGCGCTCAAATATGCTCTCCCAGTTATCAACGGCTGGTGCGCTTGCACCTGATCAGCTGTATCGTCTAGTAGAGGATAATCTTCGCAGCAAAGACGGTCAGCCTGTGGCTGTTGTCGGCGGTGTGGAGACTCCGGTGGCGGAATACGTCGCCAACCTGAAAAATCCTGGCAGCGGTTACGAGCATCATTTTGCAGCTAGTAACACTGCCGGAATGGGTGTTACGGGCAGTGCCCGCGCCACCTCCCTTCCCGGCCAATCCAACCCGTGGTTGAAAGAGAGCTTTAACATCACCGAGCAAATGCTGCTTCTTGCAAAAGATCCAGACAAAGCTCGAATTCTTAAAGCTGAAGCCGGGAAATAGTCCTAGTGGGACGCCTGCCGTAAACCCTTTTTTAGGAGCCCATCATGGCTGCCATCTCTGAAAACTATTCCGGCGGAACATTCCTGTCGGACCTCGTCACCCGCCCCGAATTCCTTCAGTACACCTCTGAAGGCATCTTCGAGCAATCCAAGTGGGTGCAAAGCGGCATCATCCAACGCAACGCCGCTCTGGATGCCCGTGCCGGTGGTACGCGTGTTCTTGTGCCTTTCCACGATCCCATCAACCCGACTGAGGAGCAAATTCTCAGCAACGCAACCTGGGGAACCGGCGGCGCAGGTTATCTGACTCCTCAAGGCACTTCAGCCGACGAGCAGATCATGACTCTGCTGCACCGTGGCTTCAGCTATGCGGCTGATGACCTCAGCAAGCTGGGTTCTGGCGCTGACCCCCTCGCCCACGTCCGCAACCAACTGTCTGCAGCAATCAACAAGCTGAAGACCGGCACCCTGAAGGCTCAACTGCTGGGTCTGTTTGGTGGTATTTCCGGCGCTGGCGTCCTTGGACCCAACCAGCACGACGCCTCTATCGCTGGTACGACTGCCACCGAAGCCAACTACATTTCTGTTGGCAACGTTCTTGAAGCCAAGAACAAGCTAGGTGAGCGTGGTGAAGAGATCGACACCATCGCAATGCACTCCGCTGTTGCTTATTACCTGCAACAGATCGGAATGCTGACCTTCAGCACCTCAGCACTCGCCGCTTCTGGCGCAGTGACTTGGGGCGGTGGTGGCGTCGGCATTGGCGACCCCCAAGTCGCAACCTTCGCCGGAATGCGCGTCGTCATCGACGACCAACTGAGCTATCTGGCCGGTGGTACGGCAACCCACGTGGTTAAGTACCCCGTCTACATGTTCAAGTCTGGTGTCGTGTCTGAGGGCATCCAACAGGATCTGCGCCTCGCCGCCGACCGCAACATCCTGTCCATGCAGGACGTGCTGGCTGTGGATTACCACTACGGCTTCCACATCACCGGCACCAAGTGGGCCGCCGCTGGCGACAACCCCACCAACGCTGCAACCACCGGCAACCTGGCTAACACCGGCAGCTGGAACCTTGTGTTTGCAACCACCAAGATGGTGCCCATCGTGCGCCTGCTGGTCAACACCCCGTTCGACACCACCGCTTATTCCTGATAAGCTCCACTCGGTATTGGACGACCGGCCCCCGAAAGGGGGCTTTTTTATTGGCTCAAACGAGGCCCAATCGTTTCTTTTCTTGCCAATCAAACACCTCTTCGCTACGCACGGTCATTTTGTAAGACCGCAGAACCACCTGATTCGTAACGACGTAGCTGATTTTCAGCTCGCTGGCAATCTCTGGAACGGTTTTACCGCGCTTCCGCAGCTTCTGAATTTCTTTAACAACATCAGCAAACTTCCGTGGCTTTTCCGCCTTGGGAGCCTCTGTTTTTCTTACGCTAGTACCAGAGGACTCACTTTTACGGACCGGCATGGATTTAGTGCGGCTTTTCATTACTCAGGATAGTACAAAAAGCTTTATGGACATTCCAGCCAGCACAGTCAACGAAACCCAAGCGCAAATTGAACTAAACGGTGGAACGGTTTACCACGCTTGCGTCCTACCTAAACCGGCACGACGTAGTAGAGCTAAACTCAAAAGAAAGTGGTATTAAACCGTGGCCGCAACAATCGACGCCACTCTTCAGGGAGCATCAGCCAATAGCTATGTAACGTTGGCCGAAGCCGACGCATACTTCCTGACGACCCCACACGATGAGCATTGGAGTGGGTCGGATGATCACAAAAACCGTGGGATCATTACCGCAACACGGTATCTAGACAACTTTGACTATTACGGAACGCGCTGCAGCACGACCCAAGCATTGAAGTGGCCGCGCAAAGACTACAAAGTTGACGGCGTAGAGATCGACTGCACCTACATCCCGCAGCAAGTCAAAAACGCCACATTTGAACTTGCCCATGTGCTCCTTTACAACGGTGAAGCCCTTGTAGGCACCACTGGAACGCAGGGCACTTACGAGGAAGTAGAGCTTGGCGACCTCAAGGTCAAGTACAAGGACAGCAGCCAAACCCCCGGCGTCATCAACAACATCCTCGACATTTACCCTTGGCTTGAATCATTCCTCGGCCCCTACATGAAATCCGGCGCAACCAACTACGCCGTAACCCTGGAACGAGGCTGACATGGCGCTAATTGACGACGTATTCGGCAGCATTCCAACCACCATCCTTAGAGATTGGGGCCGGGACATCACCTATGTCAAAACCGGACTGCCATCGGTTTACGACCCAAGCACTGGAACGGTGGTGAGTGTTGAGACCACGGTGACGGTGAAGGCAGTCATCCTCAACGTCAACCCCAGTGAATATGACGGTTTGTATCAAACCACTGATTTAAAGGTGATTTTCGGCGCATCAGAGCTGGGTGATTACTACCCGATGCAAGCTGATCACATCCGTTACACGGAAGCAGGTGAAACCCGCGAAGCCAAACTGATCGACATCAACACAAAACGCGGCGACGGCCCAATCCTGCACACCATCATTGCGAGGCCGCAGTAATGGCTAAGCGCGACATACAATTTTTGGTTCGTGACCTAGAAGCACTGACGATTCAAGGCGCTGCTGAAGCCGCAGTGGAAATCATGAATGCCTTGGTCAAAGCCGGTCCTGGTTATACAGGTGATTTTTCGTCTTCTTGGTACACGATTGCTCCCGGCAAATCTGCTGGCGGACCTCGTAACAGCAGCGGGCTTTACAACTACACCCTTAGAAATGTTCCGAAGACGAAGTTTAAAACCACAGGTGTCTACTCAATAGTTAATACGTCTCCTTACGCAGCTCAAGCTATGGACTTAGTTCCGTACACAAAGCCGCTTCCAGATCAGGAGATACCGGAGCGCGTTGTCACCACAAAAGATATTACAACTGGCAAACGCGACGAAGGCGCAACACGCGGCGAAGTGAGCGGTTCAGGCAAAGCAACTAGCACAGCACCGGCTGACTGGTGGTTTACTTTTGGCAGAGGTGGCGGCCTAAGCAGCTCGCTTGCTAAAGGTTTTAAAAGAGGTTTTAAACAGCCCCTTAGATTTGGTAAAGCACGAGGATTCGGTTAATGGATTACCAAGCTATTCGCGCAGCTGTTGAAAACCCGTTGCTGACTGCGTTCAACAGCTTGACGCCGCCAGTGCCGGTTTACTTCGACAACATTACAGCCGCGCCTAAAAACACCACAACCGAATACGTTCGAGTCAATGTGACCTTCGGAATCACAAACGAACCAACCTTGACAGGTAGCGTTGACTTTGCGCGTGGTGCGGTTGTTATTCGCGTGTTTACCGAAAAAGGCCGTGGCCCAGCACGAAACCAGACGCTGGTAAATACAGCCGTCACCGCATTAGAAACACTCAACGACACAGAAAAAACAAACAGCGGTGTATTTTTCCGCGTAGGAGAGATTGATGGTCCGTCATTTATGTCTGACGAAACATCGCCTCATTTTATGAGCCGTGTTAGTACAGGCTACACAGCAACTGTGCTCAGTTAATAAAAGGGCTATCCTATAAAAAGCCGGGCAGTGCCCGCAGAAAACCACATTCTTCGGTACGCCAATGGCCGCCACCGTTCTGTCCGGCACCTCGGGTGCCCTGTATTACAAACCTGCTGGCACCCTGGGCCAGTGTGACTCCACTGGTATTGACACCACTGGAGACACCATCACCGTCGCGCCTTTCCTGAACTTTAAGGTTGGCGACCCTGTTGTTTTCAGTGTTGTTGACACCACTGACGGCAGCACCGGAACCGGCACCCTGCCCTCTGGCATTGTGGCTGGCACGGTTTACTACGTCATCTCTTACGTCAACACCACGGGTGTGATGCAGGTGTCCGCCACTTCCGGTGGTTCGACCATCACCATCACCGACACCGGCACTGTTGCGGCCCCCAACAAGTTCCAAGTCGAGTATTCAGCTTTTTCGGCTGTGGGCCAAGTGCGTGAGTGGAGCTTTGAGATCACTCGTGACGAAATCGACGTTACGACCATTGGCGCTGCTCCCGGTCAGTACGTTCCCTTCCGTACCTTCATCGCAGGTTTTGCGGATGGTTCGGGCAGCGCAACGGTGTACTTCACCGACACCGACGACACCCTGGGCAACCGGATGGTGGAAGACGTGGTGCTGCGTATTCAGACCGGCGCAAAGTTCAAGCTCTACACCGACCAAGTGTTTAGCGGTGGCACGTTGAACGACACCTTGAGCCGTTCCATCGAGTTTGAAGCCAACCTGACTTCCGCAAACCTGGCGATCAACCCTGATGACGCTCAGGCTGTGGACATCAACTTCCGCCCAACCACCACCCCGACTTTCGACTTCGCTAAGTCCTGATAACTTAGAATCCGAATAAGGGTGCTAACCCCGGTTATCCGCCGGGGTTTTTTCATGCCTAATCCGCTACATTAGACGCATACATCTGTAATTCAAATGCCCGCCAGCAATCTGCGTGCAATCGACAAGCTTCGTAAGGCAGCCAACCTCGAACCAACCAAGAAAGAAGTTGTACTTTCGGATGGAACGATTTTCACGTTCTATTCCACGTCACTGGTAATGGCCGAACGTGAGCGTGCTACACGGAATGCAAAATCAGACGACGCAAACGCTTTTGCTCTGCAGCTTCTGATTGCCAAGGCAATGGATGAAAACGGGCAGAAGCTGTTTAATGCTGGCGAGATTGACGTTTTGAAGAACGAGGTCAAAGACAAAGATTTGCAGTCGTTGATGCTGGCGGTTCTTGCTGACGATGACTCTGCTGAAATGGACCCAAACTCCTAAGCGCAGAACTTCGCAAAGACAACTGGCTCATGCTGCAGTTCGGCGTTGCCAAGGAACTGGGCATGACCTTGTCGCAAGTTCGCGCCACCATGACCCCAGAGGAGCTGCTTGGCTGGAGCGCCTACTTCAAAGTGCTCAACGACGACCAGCAAAAAGAAATGGATAAAGCCAAGCGCCGCCGCCGCTAAACTTTTAAGAGTACAAGTCAAAGTGCTGTGGCTGACTATCAGGCAAAAATCAATTTGCTTGTTAGCGGCCAACAGCAGCTAAAGGCTTTAACGAACCAGCTTAAAGAAGCTTCTGAGCAAGCTGAGGCTCTAAACCAAAAAACTGAAAATATCAAGGCCGCTGGAAGGCGATCCCGCACTATTTTAAGTGTTACAGGGAGAGACCAACCAAGAGGCCCCAAAGGCCAGTTTGCTAAAGATCCAGACAGGCAGTTACGCTTAAGCGCACTAAGGCAAGAGCGAGAAAACTTTAAAGAATTTAGGGCTTCCAGAAGAACACTCCAGTTAAAGAAGCTTGCTGTAACTGAAACAGAGAATCAAGTACGCGCACAGAAAAAAGTAAATAGGGAAAATGTAAAACAACTAGAGACCCAAGTTCAAATTGACAAAACAGTTGAACTGTTCAACACACGACTGGCTAAGTTTCAACGTGGCCGTCCTTTAGAAACAAAGACAAACGTACAGGAGGTGCAACGCATTCGAGATGCTGGTGAGCAATTACAGCAAGCGTTTGCGGCAGCTAAAAAAGGCGGGCAAGAAAACTTGCGCTTGCTGAAAACATTAGCTGACGCTCTAGGCAAGTTAGTTGAAAAACAAAATGAATTAAACAGAGCATCTAAACTAAGCACTCAAGGCTTTGAGAGAGGCCGTGCTTTACAGGAAAGAGTAGACAGCCTTGCACAATCAGGTCTGGTAGGTGCTCCTAGGGTTAAAGCCGCACGCCGTATTGCTACTGCGGTTATTGATGCTGGGAACGTAGGAGACGCAATCAAATACGCTAAAGCAGTAGGTAAAGCAGAAGCCCTTATCAGAAGAACAGAAAAAGAAGTACAAAAAATTGAAAAAGGTTTAAATTCAGTAACGTCAACTCAAAGAACTTTAAACAACCTAAGCCAGCAAGAGCTAGTAGACAAGAAGGCAGTGGGACGTATTCAAGCCAAGCTGGACAAAGCTAGGCAAGAAGCCTTAAAAGGAAATATAAAGGCAGCTAAAAAACTTACGCAAGAGGTTAAAGACGAGCTTCAAGCACAGAGAAACATAACTAGAGAACTGAAAAAACAGAAAAAAGATAGAGATAAGGCAAGCAGACAAAAAGCTGCTGGTCGTGGAAGGTTTGTTGGCAACCTTGCCTCATCAGTTGGTTTTCCACTTTTATTTGGCGGTGGCGCAGGCTCTGTTGTTGGTGGTGCGATAGGCACCATCGCAGGTTCTTTACTTGGACCGGGGGGAGCTTTTGGCGGCGCTATTTTAGGAAGTTCTATCGGTCAACAGTTTGACACGTTGGCTGAATCAACTTTAAACCTTGCTAGAGCATTTCAAAATACAACTGACGGCCTTGAGGATATAGTCAGGTCTTTAGGCACACAAACACCGGAAGGATTCAGAGGCCGAGCAAGTTTCTTAGCATCCCAAGGTTTCGGAGCCCAAGCAGGTCTTGCTGCATCTCAAGAATTTGAAACTATCTATGGCTCAGAAGCGGCAAGAAAGATTAGAGAGCTAGCAGACACGACCAGAGAATGGGACAGACTTATTGCTGAGCTAGGCACTGAACTACAACTTTTCTTATCTGGTCCGTTAAAAGCAACGCTAGAAGCAATCAAAAGAGTCACAGGTCGAGGTGAGCCGGACAAACAAGGCTCAGTAGCCTCTAGAAACCGTTTTCAAACAGAAGCTGACGCCCTTTTACCTCAAATAGAAGCATTACGCGCTATAGACCAGAAGAGTATTGGAGAAAAACAGCAATTAGCTGCTCTGGAGGCAAAACGCAACAATTTACTAGCGGTTGCAGTACAGTACAACAGAGAAATCGAAAAATCAAAGAAAAACCAAGCTCAGAGCGGTCAAGACATAGTAAATCTTGAACAATTAACAAATCAGATTTTACGTGATCGTAAAGCTGTAGATGACGCAGCGACTGATGCCGTTCGACAACAGCTGACAGCAAGAAGAGATAACCTTGCACTACTGCAGAGTGAAGCTAATATCCTAAAACTTACGCAGAATAGAGATAGAATTAAAGCCGAACTAGCTGTAGAAAAAGAACAGAACGAAAACAGTCAAAGGGCTATACAACTTGAAGATGAGTTAAACCGTGCTAACGCCGCTTTAACACAAGCCAAACTAAGCCGAAACAACGCCTTGGTGCGTGCTCAACGTGCAATTAGCCGTGAAGAGTTTTCCAATCTAGCGGCTGCAGAGAGAGCACGCATACAGATTAACGCTACTTTGCAGGAAGGTTTGGGTATCCAAGATACAGGAGCTGAATACTACGAGCGAACCGTTGCAAGCCTTAAAACTCAATTAAAAGCAAATATAGACCTTCTTGAAGCTCGTAAACAACAAGAATTAGTAGGTAAAAATGAACTAGAAGTAATAAACGCTATTGTTACAAAATATGACCAACTTATTACGCTAGAGCAAACTCGCACAGCTCTAAAATTAGAGCAAAAGAAACAAACCGAACTTGCTCGTTTAGATTCCGAGCAGCAGTTTAAAAACGAACTTGCTTTGCAAAAGCTACAAAGCAAAAATCAAGCTGAAGCATTTATTCGGCAAACCAGCCCAGAGACTATCGGTAAATTCCAATTCAAAGGTTTCGGGTTCTTTGACCAGAGTGTTGCTCTAGAAGACGATCTATTGAAAAGTAGAACTGCCCAAATAGCGGAATACACTACAGAGTTAAACCAGCTAAACCTTCGTATTCAAGAATTAAGTCTTGCAGGAGCAGATCCAAAAGGGCGTTTAGGTGATTTGATAAAAGAACGGGATGCTCTTCAGCAAACCAAAGAACTTTACGAACAGTTGCAACCAGCCCAAGACGCTGCTGCAGTAGCCCAGCAGCGTTACAACGAAGCGTTGGCAGTAACCACACCTGTTGCTGAATCCCTAGTCAACGAGCTACGTGAGGTTGTTGCTGGAACGAAGAGTGCTCAAGAGGCATTTGCTGATTTCTTGAGAGTTATCGCAGAGCAATTTTTCACTCTTGCTGCAAGAATGCTTGCACAGTATGCGGCTCTTGCTCTTGCGCGAAATCTTGCGTTTGGCGGTACATCCGGTGGCGGTAGTGTTATTCCACAGGTGCTTACTGCTGGTCTTGACTTTAGTGGTGCATTTGCTGATGGCGGTCGGCCTGCAGTCGGCAAAGCCGCGCTGGTTGGTGAACGCGGACCAGAGCTGTTTGTCCCCAACAGGTCAGGCACCATCATCCCCAACGATCAGTTGGGTGGATCGAGCAACACAGTTACAGTTAATGTGGACGCGAAAGGTACAGAGGTGTCGGGCAACAGCGACCAATCAAGGCAGCTTGGTGCTGCTATCTCCCGCGCAGTCCAAGCTGAGCTGGTGAAACAGCAACGTCCTGGCGGTGTGCTGCACTCTTCTCGCTGATCATGGCTACGTTTCCTGACTACGAGCCGGTTTACACGGCGTCAAAAGTAAGCAACCCAAACACCAAAACTGTGCAGTTTGGTGACGGTTACGAGCATCGAATCACGTTTGGCTTAAACCAAAACCCAAAGCAGTGGTCCGTAACCTTTGACCAAGACACAGAAGACGCAAATGTAATCGCGGCATTTTTAGATGCTCGCGCTGATGATTCAGCAGCATTTGACTGGACGCCACCGTACGAAACACAGTCGTACAAATGGGTGTGTGAATCATGGACACGCGAGATTTACAACCCTCATCGCGCCAGAATCAGTGCAACCTTCCGTCAAGTCTTTGAAGTCTGATGGCAGTACCTCATTCCGAACTACAGTCCGTCACTCCTGGAGCGGTAATTGAGCTATACCAGCTGCAGCTAAACACTGAGCAGCATGGTGTAGAGCAGACTTATTACTTCCATGCAGGCATCAATGCTGACCAGACAGGCGATGTTGTCTGGGACGGACAAGCTTATACGCGCTTTCCTGTCGTAGTCGAAGGCTTTGAATACAGCGGCAGGGGCGAGTTACCAAGACCGCGTTTCAGGGTGAGCAACGTGCTGAGCACAGTCACCACGATTTTGGCTGGATTGCCAAACGGTTTAGGTGGTGCAAAGGTCATACGCATTAGGACTCTGGCACGTTTTCTCGACGCAGTGAACTTTGAGAACGACACCAACCCTTACGGCACTCCAGATCCCACAGCTGAGTTTCCGCAAGAGATTTACTACGTTGACCGCAAATCTGCCGAAAACCGCGAGGTCGTTGAATTTGAGCTAGCTGCAATTTTTGACATCGCAGGCGTCCGCGCACCTA